AAGCAGATCATCAATGCCCTTGCCAAACTTGGCTTGCATCTCATACTGCGGCGCAACTTTTGCTGTGTATGCCTTCATAACAGCAACAGGATTGGTCTCAATAAAGTCCAGCACAAGCTCGTTAGGGATATCAACGTCACGATGCCGAAAATGCTTTGAGCGTCCATAACCATAGAAAGCGTTACCTTCTGCGGTAACGTCATCTAAGCCAAGAATCTTGTCGATTGTTTCGTCCGCTCGTTGACCTGCTGTATCAGGGTCTGTGCGCACCCTTTGATACTTGCCGGTCTTCTCATTAAGAACATACACATACGGATTCTTCTGGTACCATTCAGTTAGAATCCTGTGCAGATCAGCCCTGCGAGACTCAACCTCGCCTTTGAGCCAGTAACGTGGGTGAAACTTCTCTGCAAAATTGCCAGTAGCAGGGAAGTCTTTCATCGCTTCGATTTGTAGATCAACGTCTTCTTTCTGATCCTTGAGGCGACCAAGCATACGCTGGTTGTGCGCAAGACGATCATCGTCAGCCGCAGTACGGTTCTTCTTTGCTTTTAAGTCGTCAACGATTGCTTGTCTCTTGGCAATATCGCCTTCAAGCAAGATCGACTTGTTCTTGTAAAACGCTTGATTGCCAATTAGCCCAGTCTGATTGAGGCGCTTTTCCCAAGTCTCGTAGAAATCATCAAGCAGCTTCATGCCGCGAGACTCAGCATCTGTTGCCGCTGCTTCGCCGCGCATACGTTTCTTGTTAAGCTCTGTGATGTATTGCTGGAACGACATGTTCTTAGGCTGGACTTTTACTTTCTCAGCCACTTTCTGTGTGATGCCACCCATATCGTAATCAAGAAATGTCTGCTTACCCTTGCCAAACTCAGCGCCATAAATGTTGCGCAGACCATCATAAACCTGCACCCACTCACCATCACGCATAGCTGCCTTCTGATAAACAGATGGGCCAAGACGCAACCCGCCACGGTGCATGTTAAGCAAGATGCCGCTATCACCAGCAATGCCAAGAATAATCTTCTTAGCGTTATCGGTAATCCCTGTGTCTTGCAGCACTCGTTTCATAGGCGTGGTGACAAACTTGTAAAATACGCTGTCGGTCCACAGATTCTTTGGCAAACCCATAGGGTTATCCATAGCATCAATGGCAGCTTGGTCGGCTTTGCGCAGATCTGCTTCACGCTGGAACATGTCATATTCGTTCTTACGCGCATTGAGTTCTGCTTGTATGTTGCTTGCAGACTCCTCAGCTTCGTCCAGAGCGGCCTTAGTCCTTGTCATGTCATCTGGGGTGGTGGCGCGATCAAACTCCGCTCTACGCTCATCTACGAGCCTTGCAGCATCATCTGCAGATTCCTGTAGCTGCTGTATGACTCTTGGAGCAGTACCAGTAACAGCATCAAGCTCATAGTTTTCTACCTGAGACAAGGGACGCTCAGTAGTGGGTGCTGGAAGATTCTTATTCACATCAGGCTGCGCACGAAGAATAGCAGCATGTTCACCTAAAGACTTTTCAGTAGCCTCAAATGCAGCAGCACGACGAGATGCAGGGATGGATATTGCACTGCCAAGCAAACCACCAATAACAAAGGCAGAGCCAATGTTGATGGCCACTTCTGTCTTCGTGCCAACAGGATCAAAGGTTGCTCGACCAGCTTCTTGCAGCGCAGTCAGACCAGCAACAGAGCCGCCTGTCTTTAGAAAAGACCTAGCCATACCCACGGTAGGCCCACCAAAAGGAAGTGCAACAAGATTGATAGGATCAGCAAGGCCAGCAAAAAAGTGCTGACCAAAAGTTGCTTTAGCCAGTACGTCGCGCCTTGCAAGGTTCTCATCAATAGCTCGTTTAAGATCGACCATATGCTCGGCGTTCTTAGCATCCATAAGGTCATCACGGTATGCCTCGTAACCATCAATGTCATCTAGCGGACGATAGTTTATGTCCTCTAGGCCATCGTATTTAATCCTGTTGCTAATAGCTTCAATGACCGGATCGTAGGTGTAACCAACGGATGCTTCGACCACATCAAAGAACGTTGGGTCATCAGCAGCAAGTTGAGTCTGCACACCAGAGTACAGAACATCATTGTGAGCGAATGGATCTAAAACAATCTTCATGGATAAACATATCCTGTCTGCGCCACACCCAACTCAGCATAAATCTCTGACATGCGTATAGTCACCATTTCTGCAAAGACGTTTCCATTTGCATCTTTTTTGTGAATAAAAGCAGGGGTCATTTGGCCAGTGCGATCATTCACTTTGTACATCTGATAAACTGTATCAACGTTTTTTTCACCGCCAACAGGGGCCAAGGGCTGTGGAGACAAATAGACTCTGATGCCGACATCAGATCCAAGCGGGGTGCCTTCTGATGCATCCATCTCTCCCGCTAAAATTGCTTCAAGTTCATCCATGCGCCGCTCGTCAGGAGACTTGTAGCCCGGAGGCAATGGGGGTCCACCAACCAACATGCTTTCACGCAAACGATCATTGTCAATGCTAACGCCAAAGTAATAGTCGTTGCGCGGGTCATCTTCTGCGCCGCTTAGTTGTACTTTTCTTTGAATAATACTGTTCAATGCCGCAATGGCTTGCGGTGTTTTTTCGTGAAAGGTCTTTGAAAGTGCAAACTTAGACCTGTTTATCGTGCCAAAAACAGTATCAATAATAATACCATTAGTCTCTGGGTAGTGTTGATCGACATAACGCATCACCATGTCCTTAACACCATCAGAATCGTTGTTTGACAATATTGCCCACTTAACAAGCGGCTCGATTTCCCCAGCAATATTCGGGTTTGGTATGTCGCTACTAAAACCAAAGGTTTCTGTAACAGAATACTCTGCCGTTAGATCCTTCAGAGTCTTTCCCTCACCAAACAAGCTGCGCAGCTTGTCATCAAATACCTTTTGATTTTCTGGAACGCCGTCAGGCCACGCGCCGCGCAATGTAGCAAGTATGCTTGGGAAGTTATCAATGCCCTCAAAACTGGCAACAGTAAGCGCACCCTCAAGCAAACCGATCTCCCCTGCACTAAGGTGATCTTGCCAAAGGTTTCTTGGAGTTCCAAAGGCACTAGGCATTTGACGACCCTGTGCATAATACTGAGCCAGCTTCACAAGATCCTCTGGCCGGTTATCAAAGCTACCTTTCAAGGAGCCTTTCAAAGCATTAATAAGTGGCCCCGGCAATGCACCATTAGCTTGAGTCATTAGCTTAGTTAGCCACTCTGCGCGAGACTCAAAGCCCTCGCCAAGATACCAGTCAGGCATTGACCCTTTTGGCCTAACAAGCTGGTCTGCAACCCTCTTAACACTAGCTGTTGAATTATCTGCAAAGCCAGTAGACATTGCGGCTGCTGTATCTAGATCAGCTTGAGACGCTCTTGTTGCAGCTTCATCAGAAGCTAGGCGTCTGGCATCAGATACAAGACCATTTAACTTATCTTGCACATTAACGCCGCGAGACAACTCAATAAAATTGTCTGCAAGTGTTAGCATTTCACCTTCTGGTTTGTCTTGAGCCTTACCATTGCTCATAACATAGTTTGCAAACTTAGACAGGTCAGATGCGTTTGCCGCTGTTCCATTTGCCTTGTTTACAATCTGATCCAGCATGAAGTCGCGCACATAGGAAATATTGCCATTTACTGCGTTTATAGCGCCTTCGTCCTGTACACCCTTAATTGATGCAATAGCTGCTTTTGAATACTCGTTAAACAGCTTGCCAGCATTGGCGAAGTCATTGTTATTAAGGGCATCAGTAATACTAGAAACAGCCCTCTCACGCTTTGGCATGAGTTCAAATCTGTTTTCAAGCTGGGCATTGCGACGCTTTTCATCTTCGTCTGACTCTTTTTCTTGAGCCTCAATACGAGCAATAGTAGCTTCGTTAGACTTATCTGAGCCGTATTGCTTAATGTCTTGCATTACTGTATCGACGTTATCAGCAAACGTCGGAGACATCAGAAGCTCTGATACATCCATTTGAATGTCTTTAGGCAGATCTTGCAAACCAGCACCACGCGCACGAACAACACGCACAACCTGATTTACAGTTGCGTAATCCATATCGCCAGACAGCTCAATCTTGTTAATAATCCGATTGCCAACCGCAATATCGGTTGCAAGATTAAAGTTTGCCTCAGCCTTTTCTATTTCCGCAGGTGTGATCAGGTCTGGGAAAAGCTTTTGAGCATCTTCAAACTCCATCATAGCAATGCCACGAAGCGTTTCCGCGTCGTTTGCTGATGGACTTCCCGGTGCATAAGTGTGCAGAGACACAATATCTCTATATGCGCTTACAGCATTATCAATAGCTACAGCCGCTTCTGACGCAAGATTGCGCCGCTCACGTCGGTTAGCATCTTGCTGCAAGCTAAGTTTGTTAGACGAAAGCAGAGCGGCACCAAAGTTACGAAAGGCGCTAGCAAACTTTGGCGATGCGTTAGCTGCCGTTTCTTCAATGTATTCACCGAACTCAGTGCTAAACTTGGCGACCCCATCAGGATCGAACTCATATGCAACAGCAAGTTCAGCAGCTTTCGTCTTAAAGTCTTGCTCTGTCTGACTTACATACCGCTTTTCAATAAGCTCCTCATAAGAATCAGCAGCAGCTCGACCAAGGCTAGTAGGCACAGTAAGTGCCTGAATCTTGCCTGTCTTTGGATCAATAGCACGCAGATCTGCAAGCTCTGCAAGCTCCTGTCCACGATCACGAGCTTGTTTTTTAAGCTCATCAAATGACGTTTCAATCATCGCATTGGCAAGACCGCCAACACTACGAGCAACTTCTTGAGCACCTGTGTTAGCGCGTACTACGCCAATGCTTTGCGGGAGAAACTGACGCCGCTGCTTAATTACTGCCATTACAGCCCCCCTTACGGATAAATATACCCTGTTTCTTTATACGGATCTTTTGGTTGGTCTGTTTTGTAGACATGATACCGATACAAGCCAGTAGTGATTGCGCTGCCAGCATTGAAGTAAGACTGAACAATAGCATTACGCCCGCGCACACCTTCCATTGCAGCCATGCGCCTTGTCTGTGACGCTTCAATCAATGCGCCAGACTCAAGGGCTTGCACATCTTGATATGCAATCTCTTCCTGACGATCCATAAAAGCTTTCATAGATCTATCGCCGGGATCTCTACCAATAAATGCAGAAAAGGCGCGGTTCGATGCTTGGGCAGAATCAAGGTCACGCAAGCGCAGGTTTGCTTTTTCCTGCGCTTCTAGCTTTTGCATCTTGGCTTTGAACTCAAGCTGCTGACGATTAAACGCAGCTTCACGCCTTGCAGCACGTCCTGCGCTTAGAGCAGAAACAAAAGACAACGCAGTTCCTGCTGCTTGTATTGCCATAAAAGGATTTACAGCCATTAGAACGTCACCTCCGCAACAATACCATTCACCTGTAGTGACATAGGTGCGGTCTGGGTTATTTTAACAGTCGGATCTTTGCTATAGCCAAGGAACCTAAACTCACGCTTGCCAGTTACCGCTACCCGATCTTCACTAAAATCGTCTGTTACTGTGCGAATGACAAGTCTTTTACCGTTCACAGACAAGGACAATGTATCTAGCAAATCTACTACAACACGATTCACAGAGCGTGGCTCACCTGTCAGCGGTCCGTTTGTCACCTGTGCATCAAGCGGCAGCGTCTCAGCCTCAACATTAAAGTCAAAGCCAATCTCAGCAGACGTTATCTCTTCCACAGCGGACACGTCTACATTGCCACTAGCCACAGTAAACTCGCCAAGATAGTTAGTGCCGTCTACAACCTTAACAGAAGCGCCATTTGCAAAGTGGCTAGAGACATCAAAGACACCCGCCGTGCCGGTAAAGTTATCAGAGAAGTCCATATTCAACGTGGACTCAAACTCCATTAGAATATGCTTATCTGTGCCAGCGCCAGTATCATAGGTGCCAATGCAGAATACACGGTCATCTACTGTGCAGACAGAATGGAACTTGCCCGATGTTGTCCACTGAGTCCATCCAGCGCGTTGCTCCGCCCTATTTGATGTAAAGACGGCCAGTGTGCCGTCACTGTTCAAGACAAACGCATACGACTCAGGGCGGTTAATAGCGCCACGCAAAATCGACATCTGTATTGGGCCAGTAATCAAATGTGGTGACAAGGTAGAGATGCCAGTGGATACATACGCTGCTTCTGCGTCAGAATAGATATACTCACGCACCACAGAGCCAGTCTTTTGCACATAGATAGTCGCACCATCAAACGAGTCAGGGCGTACATAGTTTGCCCCATACGATGTTTGTCTACGCACCTGTGCATTAGTTGGCGTAATCGGCTTCTCAGTAAATGACGGAATATACATCTCTGATGTGCTGGTGAAGATCTGCAAATCACGATTAGAAACAATGTGCCTAATCGTGTTGATCTCACCAATAGATGCAGTCAGATCAATGGCGTCATCATCTTCTGCACTGCCAACATCAAAGTTAAAGTAACTTGCAGACTTGCTTGCCCAAATTCCGTCTGGCTGCGCTAGAGTGCCAGCAAGCCACAATCTGTTTTCGTGGAAGGTAACAGCACCAGGATAGCCTCTAAGCCCACTATAAGACTGCTCGGACCATTCTGTCGTAGGCGCATGTGTTACAATCTTAGGTGAGCCACCGCCAATAGTAGATTCATTTGCTGTTGAGCCAGCAGTAACAATGAAGAAATTCTCATCAATGACTTCTATAATTGTGCGTGTGCCATTAATTTGGTTGGCTCCAATGCCACCAACAGTGCCAGCGTGAGAGATTGTTATTGAGTCGCCAACACTCAATCCGTGCAGCGGAAATGCAATCTCAATATCTGCGCTGGTATCTGTTGTCTCAATAGCGTCACGATCCAAATGCACAAGCAGTTCGTCTGTTATATCGCCAGTTGCCTGAGTGGCAGACTGCACAGATGTGATCTGAATCTCGTTGTTATGATACCGTAGAACAGTGCCAACATGCTTTGAATCAAGATAGTCACCACCAGTTTGTGTGCCGGTAGTGTCAAAGTATGCAGAACTTGTTGTCAGCGTTACGCCAGTACCTGTAGATGCAGACGGATCAAGAGTCACGCCAACACCTTGAAAAGAGTAGTAAGGCTGCTCAATGCGGTAGCCATCAGCACTCTCATCAAAGGTCATCAACTGGACCTCGAAAGTAGTAAGGCTAGTACGCACCAGCTTTCTTACCATGAATGTCTGATGAGCAATAAACATCACATCACCAGACTGAGCATATGTTAGCTCTGTCAAGATGGCCGTGGTCATAGGCAAGGCGTTTGTATCAACGTCCTGCGTAATGGTCTGTATGAGAGAAACATCACCAGTAGTCGGGTCAATCTGAAACACACGGATCTGTGCGTTCTCAAGGCTGACAATGTAACGCTCATCATCAGAGAAAATGAATGGCACCAGTCTGAGTTGCTGCGTGGCGGAGGAATCCACGCTTGTGTCAAACTCATATATGCGACGGGTGCCAAAACGTTTGAGCAACCCGCCCTCATTGCGCAAGAAGAAGTTCTCTACCTTCTTGGCGGAGTTGTTGTACAGCGGGGTGTCAGTTCTCGAAACAAGCGATGGGCTAATCTCACCATACTGGAAGTTACTTAATGGTACGCGGATTCTAGCCATTAACTTCGCCTGTCAGTAATAAACCTCGACGTTACCAGCTTGCGCGTGGTCTGCTGCTGTGCGTCTAGGCTACGAGCTTTTGCCATTGCCTCTCTTGCAGCCTCTTTCATTAGAGCGGCAAGACCAGAGTCTCTGGCAATAGATGTGGCAAACAATGTTGCCAAAGCGTATTCGACAGCAATCGTAAAGTAAGACGGCCAATCTTCTTCATTGGCCCTGTAAGTGTAGTCCGCAATCACAACATCATTCGGAGATGTGTTCGCGTAAACCTTGTCACCGTAAATCTGATACTCAATCGGAAGATCATTAACGGTAATTGCGTGAACCATCAATGTCCCTGTCTGCTGCTGATAGGCATAATCATAGCGGCCAGTAGGCGCATCTGTAAGCCTATTAAGAACAGACTGGTTAGTGGCAAAGCGCCATCTGGCATTAACCAGAGACGCCCTAGCAACATCCTCATACATGTTCACAGAGACAAGAGCCTCTGTGGTTCCGTCGTCAAACGACGTAATCGGGTCGGCCCCGATCAGAATCAATGCCCTTGAGCAGATATCAACTGCTGAGTTCGCTGCGGTGCTACTAACTGCCATTTCAGTAGAGGGGGCCGAAGCCCCCTCTCCCTAGTTAGTTGTTGTCCAGAACTTCGTACACACCGTTGTCGTCAATAACGACAGCACCCATCGACATCATCGAGGTTGCAAGGTGCGCGACCTTTTCCGGAACATAGTTGATCTCAGTGGTCACATCTGCATTGACACCAAGACCTACCGCAGATGTGTGGTATGCCATGTTCTTACCGGCAGTAATGGCCGAAGTAGAGAAGATCTTGAAGCCAAGAAACTCCTTCATTGTCATGCCACCAGCATACGGCAGATTCTGATCGCCAACAAAGTCGCTCGAAGCAAACTCAGTGATGTTGAACAGGTCTGCGTAACCAGCCGGGTGCATAGCAATGTAACGGTTGCCATCTTCCGGAATGTCTGCCGAGCCAAAGGTCTCGAACAGAGTAAGAAGATCGGCCTTTGCCAGCACACCAGTTGCATCAGCAATCTGGGTAGCGTTGGCACCGGAGTCCATTGCAGCGTAGATCAGTTCATCAGTCTTGCGACCCAGAGCAGCAGCAGCGGACTGTGCCACAGCCTGACGCTCGTTGATGTTGATCTTGAGTTCATCAAGCTTGTCGATGTACTCAGCAGCATAGTAATCGGCCATGGTTGCTTCCACTTGAGTGTGGACCAGTTCCATCGCGGACACATTGCCGTTACGAGTTTTGGTGGAGGCAGAGCCAGCACCGATCTTCTGGAAGCGAGTTGTCGTCCCGGTCACATTGTTAGACATGCGGACAGTGTTCCGAAGCTTGGAACCCATGCGCTGATAAGCCATGTGAACCTCAGACTCAAACTGCTTGATAAATGCTACATCAATCGTGTTAGCCATTATTTCAGTTCTTTCTGTAAGGTTACGGTTGCTTCGGTTGTCTGCTTGGCTTCTTCAACGCGATTGTCCTTGCGGGTCGCTCAGTGCATTACAGGCCGACTTAATTCACCAATACCATCATTTTTATCTACAGCGCAACGCTCAAATCGCATGAAAGTATGGCTATTCATTTCATACATACTCTCATCAAACGTAAACCCACACCAACTTAGCCACATAATCGTGTCGTGATGGTCAGCGGGAACAAAGTTTTCTATGCTAGCGTAATGACCTTGCAGCAGTTCTATAGTTGGGCGACAACCCCTAAGAAATGGGCGGAAGTTATAACTAATCGCATTGGTGCCAAGCAGCCAAATGCGTCCGTAATTATCATCTATAGGTACGCTCCCGCACATCCCAATAGGCGTCTCATCAAGTCGCAGTGTGTAAGTAACTGCACCCTCTATAACCATAGGCTCAGTAAGTGCCTCTAGCGGAGTCAGGTTATGTATATAGCACTCCCTGACATCCGCCTTGCGCATGTTGTCAGCAACACGCTCAGCATGTTCGGGCAGGCTTTTAATCAGCGAGAGCCTGCCAACTCGCAACACTTCATTAGCCATTGGTAAACATACGCTTGAAGCCGTCATCGACTTGTTTAACAAAAGTCGGGTCACGCCGCGCTGGGTCATGATAACGCGGGTCGAGCATCATCTGGCGAAGATCTGCCTCTGTTTCACGTGAAACCTCTACAGCGCCGTTAGATGGGCCACCGTCTCTTAGAGCTTCCATAATATGCTCAACAACCATAATACCTTCGGCTGTCTCACACATACGCTCTACAGCACCCAGCATTTCCTCTGGAAAGAACTGATTTGCAAACAAGCTAGCAGCCTCTGTCCTAGCGTTAGCATTGTCGCCAAGCTTGCCTACCTCTGCGTCATAGTCAGGCACATCTGCGTTGATTGCATTGACATACATTTCAATGCCTTCTGCAAACTCGTCTTGGCTGTAACCATTCTCAAACGCTTGATTGGCCCACCACTGTAGCAGCGGGTTATCGGTAGCCATTTCATCGTCAATGCTATCAGGAAGCACATAGTCACCAACAGATTCCGGCCTGTTAGCGTATGCTTGCTCTTCCATCTCCTTCATAAACTGGTCGCGGAATGTTTCTTCCTTTGCACCAATCTTGCTCTCAAGGTTTGAGTAGGACTCAACAAGATCATCAATAGATTTGAACTTCTCAGGCAGAGCAGCAAGAGGATCAGGTGCCGCTTCTGGCTCAAGCATCGGATTGCCACCCTCGGTTACAATTCCAGACTCTTCTGCTGTAGGTTCTGCTTCATTCATTTGATTTCACCTTTTGACCATGCCGGATGCGCGACTCTATTAGGCCCACGATGTATCGCTGCCCCTCCATATGACGTAGCTCCGCATCAGAAACTGCTGCGCCATTAACTGCTTCAATTGTAATTGAACGTAGATACTTCAACACATCTTTGCCTAGTTCATCTTTGAACAAGGCGGCTATGTTGATGCTTATCTTCTCGTCATCTGGACGACTGCGTTTGTAGCCATCAAGACTGAGGTAGTTGCTCTGCGCCACCCATCGCTCCCTGTTGAGTTTGTGCATACTGTTGTGCCAAAGCCACAAGCTGTCTGCGTTCCTCAAGGTCGCGGATCAATGAATCTGGCACACCGAACTTCTTGCCCAAGTATGCTGCTGTTTCTTCTGAGTCGATCAAAATCTGTACTACCTGTGGGCCAAAGGTTGCTTGAACCAATTCAAGCCAACGCGCCACAGATGTAATGTCTTGGTTTGCCTGTGCCTGTGCAAGTGGCGATACAGAACGAACCTTTACCTCTCTGCCATTGATAGTCGGCAGTTCAATACGCCCCTGCTTCTTCAGGATATAAACTACACGCTGTAGCACAGGTTGTACCAACTCAGCCTGTAGCCTACCAAATGCAGAACCAATACGGCGTGAGAGATCAGCCATTCGCTCGGCAACCTCTGTTGCACTAGCAGGGGTTCGATCAGGATTACCCAGCATGTCATTGTACAAGGCTCTCTTGATGTTGAGCCTCATATCAGACAACACAAGGTTAGCTACGTCAAACGAGCCAGCAGCACGGATTGGCTCCAAGCCACGAGATCCAGCTGCCTTCGGAATAACCGTACCCGGTACCAAGCTAATAGTGTCAGGGTTGACTACTCCGTCGTCTTCCATTTGGTAGATACCTGAGATAGCCATTTGCGCGTTCTCAAGTATAAGCTCAATAGTGAGATTCGTAGTCTTAATGGCGCTAAGCGCATTGATGAGTGGGCCACGCCCATAGACCTCGCCACTGCACTTCGACCAGCGGAAGCATATAAAAGGATTTGACCCCACGCCACGATACTTCTCCTCTCTGACTACTTCCTTGTTGGTGCAGTCAATAGCATAGAACAAGTAGGCTTCGTCGTTCTTTACTGAGTAATCTCTAGCAACAACCTCAAGGATCTTCACCTTATCATCAGGCGCGTTCTTAATCTTGTGCTGTAGCTTGCTGCCAATCCTAGCTTGCTTGTACATCAATGGCACATCAGATGCGCGTACCTGACGCTCACGATATACATGGTCAATGCGATCATCAGGGCCAGTGTCCAACACCACATGCGGCAACGGCACAGCCGAGAACATAATCGGATTGATTGCGTCACCCTCAGAGACAGACAGCACACCAGTGCCTACAGCCAGATCAAGGAAGGACTCATGCACCTCCTGACCAAAGTTGCTGTTCTGAATTACCTCAAAGACGTACTCAGTTACTTCATCAAGCTCGTTATCAACGCTTTCACGCGCTTCATTCGGAACCTCAGATCCCGCACGAAAATCCGCCCATCGCGCAAAGTTTGGCACCAAACCCTGCTGCAAGCGTGAGGCAAACTCCTGCACGCCAACAACAGCCGTCTCGTCAAAGATCTTATCATCACGACGCTGACCTACCGCTTCATAGTAAAACGACTCCCTTTGAGGCAGCGCATACTCGTAGCACTCCTCAAACAGATCAACAAAGTTCTCTCGCAGAGACTTCGCCTTTTCGTATTTCTTCATGTACATGCCAGCAAGTTTGTCGTTGCTGTATGCGGTTTGCCCAACGTCAGTGTTTACAATCATGATCCCTACCCAAAGTAGCCTCTACCACCGCCGCTTCCAGTGATCAAAGAACGACGCCCAGCGCCACGAGTGGTCGCCTCAACAGTTTCGGCAAGAGATTCTTGCTTGCGCTGCTTACGCTCCTCAAGCGCAGTACGCTTTCTTTCAGCGGCTTCTGCTTCTGCCGCAGGATCAACTGCTGGGCCGGATGGGCCGCTGCCTCCAATGCACATGTCAGTCTCCTTTATTAACCTGTATCACCTTACATCCTTGCCCACAAGCCACTGCGCTTTGGCTGCTTGGTCTTTCGAGCAAAGACATCAAACTCTTTCTTAGCGTTGAACGCTCTCAATGGCTTCTGCCCTGAGATAAGATTACGCCCCTCGCCAGCGCCAAGCATCAGATATTGCAGAGCATCGTGGATATGCGAATACATGTTTTTCTCTGGCTTGTCATCAAACCTCTCACCAGACACCTGCAATCGTTTGTAGCTGTAGCCACCTTCAAAGCCCTTTATTAGCGTAGGGCAGCGTCGATCAATCAGGAACGCTGGCTTGCCATCTACCATCTTGTTCAAGTTGCTAGACACTGACTCAAGGCGCAAATCTACCGAGTTACTGTGTGTAGGCTGTGCGCGAAGGCCAGCACCGCGAAGAATCTGGAACGGTGTGCTTTCATCAGTCTGCGCACGGAAGTCACCCGCAGGATCACCAAAGATATGCACATCAAGGTTGCCAAACCGAGTAGCAATCTCTTGGCGCAGCATCTCAGCAAAACGAACAATACCCATATCAATGGCGACAATCTCAGCTTGGATCAGCCATCTACCCCTTACCTTCTGCCCAAACACAGCGGCAGGTGTCAGGCCAAAGTCGATGCCAATGTACAACGGTATGCCATCAGCAATCGGAATCTCCTCTGTTGCAATGTGTGTCTCAGCATTAAACATCGGATAGACAGGCTTACCCTCTTGAATAGTGCCAAGGCGGTTCATCACATACACATCAATCCAAGACTTTGTTTTGCCTCGAATCAGATTCGAATAATAAGTCTCAAGCATGTTCTTTGCGTTTTCAGCACTAGTATTTTGCGCATAGTCCAAGACATTGCCGTTCTTATCCAGCGCTTCTTTCATGCCAGCAGGTTGCACATAAAAGTTCCAGTTGTCTGGCTTGACCAGCATACGCGCTTGCTCGTGAGGGATGTGGTCAGGGACAGGCACCTCGCCAGACATAATCGGCCACCAGTGATCTTCCTCTGGTGCGTTAGTGTCAGCGATTACCCCTGACCACGACGGACCTCCATCACGCATGGAAGGAAAACGACCCACACGCATGGTACAGGCGTCAATGATAGACTTCGGAACCTCTCTAGCCTCGTTGATCCAGATGCCGGTAAGCTCCAATGACAACAGCTTCTTTACATCCTCCGGCCTATCAAGAGCCAAGAAGATGACCTCAAGTTCCAGATCCGCCTGCTTGATGTTGTGCGTGTATGGCACCGACCACATAAACTTGCCCCACTGATCCTCTGGGAACCAGTCAAGCCAAGTCTTGATTGTCGTTGTTCTAAGCTGTGGGTTGGTATTTCGGATGATTGCCCACCGGCTGCGCCGGATACCGTCCTTGTTTGGCTTCTGCTCTAGCGCACGGCGGAACACCTCAACACAACAAGCAACCGACTTACCAGAGCCTACCGGCCCCCTGATGCCACGAAAGAACGTGTTGTCTTTCATAAATGCTTTGAGAACTTGGCCATCAGGCTTGTAGCTAAAGTTGGTCAACCTTGTGATCCTTGCCAAACTTAATCATTCGCTCAACCACCTCTGGGCCAATGACAGAGATAACTTTGTCAGCCTCGTGGTTAGTGCAAAATTCTTTGGGGTGGTGAACAAGGTGTACTTTCTTCACCACTCTTCGCAGGATCTCTCGCTCTTCTGGTTTGAGTGTGTGCAGAAAACTCATCTGTGCCTCGCTGTCTTTTTGGCAATGCTCTCTGGTTGCTTTGAGAACTGCTTGCCTCGACGTAGGGCAGCACGTTTCTTCTTGCTGGTGCGCTGATACTCTGCGTCACTCAGAGCAGAGATGGCGGACGCAGGGAGATATCGTTCACCAGTAGCTTCCCTGCCCTGAGTGCTAGGCTTCCCCGACTTGGTGCGCCACTTCTGGCGCGTCCATGCCCGTAAGGATTGCTGTGACTTTGCTAATGCCATTTAGCTAATCGCTTATCTGTCATCGTAATATTTTTTTACAATTGTGTCTTGTTGTAGCTGTTTAATTGCTTCTCTAATAGCATCACCACGAGACATACCACCATAAGGCTTTGCCATTTCTTGCAGTGAGTCTGCAATTCCGGGGACAAGATGTCTGTATTGTGGGTCAATGCGTACACCGGCCTCTATTAATGACTTTCTTTTTTTTGGTTTGCTTGGCGTTTTTTTCATGATGTATATCCTCCGCCAGCCTTCTTATACAGAAGTGCTAGCCTTTGCGCTTTTCTTGCTGACCACTGACCCGGCTTTCCGCCCTTTCCCTCGGCCTTTACGCGGTTGAACAGGCGCTTCCTCAACGCTGGCTTCGTGTAATTCCCCGCTTCGTTCACTGCCATCTTCAATCTCCACTAGGCGCTGAGAGTCACGAGTGTAACTGGAACCAGACAGAACCCTGCCATCTGGCATAACAAAATACGGCCCATCATAAGGAGTGCCGTCTCTGAACTGATACTTAGTCATTTCAAAAGTGTTCGCTTGTTTTTCTTAGGCGCATTTATTTTGCGCACATCCTCAACCGTCACTCTACCAGTCTCCAGCACTCTTGGTATCTTGTCATACCTAGTGCTATTGTTGCCAACAACAACTTGAACTGCCTTCAAAGCATCTTGAGCATTTTTATACACTTCAAACTTGCCAGATACGATTTCTCGTTCAGCAATGCGCATCCTGCTAATTTGAGCATCTCTTGCAGATTGCACATCCTGCCTTGGAGTAGGAATAGGTGCTGTAGCACCTCTGCCGGGACTACGTTTATTCATGTTAAGCACTCCGCATCTTGGCTTTCATAATTTTTTGCTGAAGATCCTGCGGCAGCTTCTTCTGTGCAGAAGTCAGCAAAGAACGAGCAGCCTTCTTAGCTTTCTTCTTTCCCGCAGCAGTGTAGGCGTACTTCTTTCCCATTACGTTAGGCACTGGCTTTCCCCTTTTCCTTAGAACGTTGGTAAGAGGCTAACAAAGAACGACCCCTGCGTACAGCACTGGCCTTGTCACCACGATGCCCCCATGCCTCTAGTGAGAGCTTCAATCTGGTCTTCTCCCCATCCTTGTACAACGGACCCTTGGCGCTGCCCATCCTTACCAAGAAGCTGCCCTTGCGCCGCTTCTTCTGCGGTGTGTCCGCCTTGGCCTTGACCGGTGCCTTGAGTGTGCCGCCGGTCTGCCGCTTGTATGATGCGCGTCCGGCAGCGTTGAGGCCACCGCGAGGGTTCTGTCCTTCCTTGCGCTGCCATGCCGGTGTCCTTGCCATTACACGTTCCTAAGATTCACAAGACTCTGACGAGTGCCAAATGCAGTCCGACGCCCAACACCACGCCGAGACTTGGTAGTACGCCCACTACCCTGACCAACAGGCGTCATCGCAACCTCAACCTCCTCAACAGGCTCAGAAGCAGCCTTGGCAGGCTCAGGCTCACTGCGCTGCTGATCAGGACGATCACCCAGAGGATTAAACTCAGAACGACCTGAATATACCTCACCACCAAAAATATTCTTAGAAACTACGCCAACAGTGCGGCCACTATCGTCACGCACAGGAGTGGCACTCACAGACTGCTTGCGTAAAATGTTCGCCTGATTGCGCAAAGACATCTTGGCTATGCCACTTAAGCCAACACCAACAGGTGTGGGAATCGTCGGCTTGGTAGAAGCAGCGCGAGACTCCAACTCCTGTGCAGCCTCAATGTTGCGCCTGAAAGCCTCCTGCGTCTTACCTATGGATGAACCACCCATAGCTCGCTTCTGCTCCTCTAGCCTGAAGTCTTGGGCCGCTGCCCCGCCGGGATCTCCGCCTGTACACATCGAACCTTTTTCGCTCCTAATGTCTGTGTGGGACTACGTCACACTGGCATAGCACAACTTTTGGGGGCCACCCCTTACGTCAGGTCTATGCTCACCTTGATTTCCCCAGCGTGTAGATGCATCGACTTATCTACCGGCTTGAAGCCAGCCCGATCAAGTATGTCCTTACTCGCTTCTAGCTGAACGTACTCACTCTTAGCACCTGAGGCTAGCTTTAACAGCTTGCTGGCAGCGAAGGTAGCATTAACACCTAACGTCTCAGTCACAGCCTGCATCATGTACTGCTGGACGTGTGGCAGCTTCAAAGCCTTGCTGGCTGTGACTCTGCCGGATTCACCATCAGCGTATCCAGCCTTCTTCGCTGCTTCCTTGATCGTACATCCTTCTGCTACGAGTGTATCCACAAGCGCCATCTGTTTACCGGTTAGTGTCTTAGCTACTGTCATACTCAAACCTGACTGTTGCCCCCCCTGTGTTCCCCCCCACAGTCACCGATCTGTCAACCCTTTGTCAACGCATAAAACACACAACATACCAACATTTGATGTCATTCATTCTCAGCATAGCAGTATCTTATGACATGCTTCAGCATCTGTTCTGTGCGCGTGACCTATGCTAGCGCGAGTGGCCGTTGCGACAGCACAGCAGTCTGTTGACTGCTGCACTGACGGACGTTGCACCGCGCAAAGCAACACGCGCAGGAGAGGGGGGATATACCTCATGTATTATCATGCCCCACCACAACACCAGACTGCGAGAAAAGCTGGTGGCAGAACCTTGCCAAGTCCACGTTTGCTAACATTGACATAGCACTCCTAACCAAAGAAACGAGCCAATCCGCCAAGAGATACCAACCAATCATCAACTGCCAGCCTGAATCCAGTCTCGCCCATTGGTGATCGCCTAGCCAGCTAAAGCTGGGGCGATCATGCCAATGCCGACCGAGCCTGACTGGATTCCGTCTGCCAGCCGTGATTGGGGTATCTCGTAAGGCGGGATCGTCTCGCCTCTTTGCTAAGGAGTGACTAATGTCAAAGCAATCAAACGTAA